TTAATTTTATTCGACTTTCTGCGTCTATCCCTTTTAGGATTACCTTTACGGTCATCTCTTAGTTTACTCGCTCCAGAAAACGCTTCATCGAAAGACATAATCCACTGAGTACTTTCGTAACTTGGTTTCTGATTCGAAAGAATATTAAGTCCACGAACAGCTTGTGTAGTAGCACCAGGAAATGTGAGGTTGTGCATTGGTGCAGCAACACTTGCACGATCAATATGGTTATACCACCCGGATTGAGATAATTGCATATCACTACTAGTAAACGTACCTGTTGGATTAACTGCAAAGTAAGGATATAAAGCACCTTTAGGGTTATTATCATACTTACCTTTACGGAAAACATATCTATTAGTAAATTCAACGATTGATCCACTACGACTAATCATACTAAGTCTAGGTTTAATAGCACCAGACCATTTTGAATCATAGAAGGCAGAAAATAGATGTTGGTTAACACCTGAAAAGTCGTCGTTTACTGTAACATAATCAATATCTTCGGTAGCATTGGCAGCCTTAGGTACGTAATGAACGTCATTACCGAAGTAAGAGTTATGAGGTGAATTCATCCACACATCATACCAGTGTCCATCATGTAAAGGGATACCAAATCCAGGACCGATTCCTTGTTTTAGCCAACCAGGCATAACTTTAGCCATCATGTCTAACATGCGCATATCGAAATCGGAGTTACTAATGGCTGGAGGATTCAAAGCATTAATATAAAACTGAACTTTGGGTTGCATACCCGTAAAGTAGAAGTTTTCTTCTCCGTCAAGGAGAGCTGAATCGAAGTTCATTCCAGTCATCATCAGGATTGGAGAATTAGGAACATTATTAGTGGCTTTATAGATGTTAGTCAGCCAGTACATCTGTTCCTTAAGACGAGGAGGGATTGGGAGATTAGTCAATCTTTCTCCTAGAGTCTGAATAAGAAGTAAATCCTCAGCGGAGATCATCTCATTTAGTGCCCACATTGCAGTATTCGTACCACCATTATTACAGTAGCTAATAATGTTAGTAATTGAGAAATACGTAAGTAGAGCGTTAGCGACTGTTTCAATATAACCCGTAATCTTATCATAAGTGAAGTTGACGTAGGCATTGACATTGAATGAAGCTGAGTTATTAGCTCGTAATTCTAAATTAGGAATTAGTACTCTTTCAACATAATCCGTAACAGTTGAATCACCGGCAGGGACTTGATACTCAATACTTGTCATGTAAAGATTCGCGTCTCTGTCTCTCACCTGTCTATACGTATCAGCGTAGACAGTATTGGGGATACTTGGTGAGTAGCTGATTTCGACCGGGTTTGGCTTAACATTAAAGAGAAGCGCTCCTTTAGGTCCGTCGAGAGGTTGTCTCATTCCGGGGATAGTAGGAATGCCTTTAGTATTAACGTTTCCACCCATACCGTCGAAGACTTGCTTAATACCACGCATGGTATTAACGGCCTGTCTAACAGATGATCTTGTTGTAGAATTGGGATTATTAATTTGATCCCAAATACCCATTCCTTTGGCAATAATGTCAGGAGCTCCGCGAATACCACTGAGATCGACACCATTAGGATTAGGATTGTATCTGCCGTTTAAATTGACTGATGGTCTGGGACGCATACCACCTCCACCAATGGTAGGAACAAATCCTAAGCCGTGAAGAAGATCGGTATCAAATTCATCATTCTTAACATCTAATAAAAGTTGTCTGAATTCTGATTCATTTAGTGGCTTAAAGATGCCTTGTAGTAAACACCAGACAAGATAGTCATCATAAGATGCTGACATATCTAAACCGTTTTCTAAATCTGTGTTCTTTTCTGGTTCCATGAGAATAGAGAAGATTAAATAAACAAGTTGAGTTTCACACCTGCAAACTATAAAATTTTCGAATAAAG